TTGCACCAGCATCCATTGCAGCAACGATAAGCGCGTCTGTTTGACGACCTAGAGCAGCAGCAGCAGATTGAGCAACAGCTTGACGTTCATTGATGTTGATTTTCAATTCGTCAAGTTTGTCGATGTACTCTGCTGCATAGTAGTCAGCCATTGTCGCTTCGACATTGGTGTGTGCTAGTTCCATAGTTGTTACGTCACCATTGCGTGTCTTTGTAGACGCAGCACCAGTGCCGATTTTTTGGAAACGTGCAGTTGAGCCAGTTACATTTGTAGAGCGGATAGTGTTCCGTAGCTTGGAACCCATGCGCTGATACGCCATGTGAACTTCAGTCTCAAACTGCTTGATGAAGGCTTGGTCAATTGTATTAGCCATTTTAACAGTCCTAAGTTGAGTTTCGGTTTGCTACGGGTATCCGCACTTCCATCTCAATTCGGGTATCCTGTTAAGGGCCGATCAATGCGTTACGGGCCGCGATGTCAAATTGTAAACATTACTTTTATTTGGATTGCAACGCACAAATTCGACATACTTGTTAAATCCGCTCTGGGACACGCCAACAGCTTCGAACCCTAACCAAGAAGCCCAATCAACCATAAACTCATAATCTGCAAGAATTGTCATGCTCATGCCGTGCTGTGTTTGGTCAAAGAAACTTACTAGCATTTTGGATCCACGCGCTAGTAGCTTAAAGTTTTCTCTTACTTTGTAAGAGAACATCGCAAACATTTGGGGCCATTCCTCATTTGCCTCATGCCAAAGACCACCAGCAAAAACTAGATCCTTGTCTTTGTTGCGAACAATATAAACTTCAGAAGAATCATACATATCTTGCAGCGCAGCAGATATATCTTCATAGCCAAGTAACTTTAGCTCTCGTTTATTTTCTATTGAGAGAACTTCTTCTAACTCAGCAATGTGATGTTCTTTCATCGGGGTAAGGTAAGCCTCACCCCGAGTCATAATCTTAACCTCGTCCTGAATATAACTTCTGGAAGCCATCGTTTACCTCTTTGATGTAGTCATTGTTACGACGAGCGGGATGCCAGTAGCGTTCATCCTCCATCATAGCGCGTAAACTTTCCTCAGTAATCTGACCAACAGGATTAGAGTCAGCATTTACAGAAGGAGATTTTAGTTTTTCCATAATAAATTCAAGGGCTTCCAAGCCATCAGCAGTCTCAGTCAATCGTTCGATTGCTGGCATATGTGCTTCACCAAAGAACTGATTTGAGAACAAAGCCGCAGCTTCAATGCGAGCAGATGCGTTGTCGCCCAACTTTGCTAACTCAGCATCCGTGTCTGGAACGTCAGCATTTACTGCACTCATATACATCTCAAGCCCCTTCTGGAACTCGTCTTGACTGTATCCATTTTCAAAGGAATGATCAGACCACCACTGTAGAAGTTCATTATCAACAGACATGTCTTCATCTACAAAGTCAGGAAGCTGGTAATCACCAGCACTTTCAGGGCGATCCTTGAATGCTTCGTTCTGGATCTCCTCCATAAACTTAGCGCGAAAGTCTTCCTCTTTAGATCCCAGCTTGGATTCTAATTCTTTGTAAGCCTTGGCTAGATCTTCAGCAGTGTTATACTTTTCTGGTAGCCAATCAGGGCGTTCTTGCGATGGTTGCTCAAGATCTTCAGCAACAACAAAGTCGCGTTCTTCAGCGGGAGGCAAGCCTTCACTTACTGGTGCTTCTGTTTGTTCTTCAGCCATCTTTCTTTATCCTATGTCCTCTTTGCACATGACGTTCTATCAGTCCGACAAGATAGCGCTGCCCTTCGAGGTGGCGCAATTCATCAGTTGAGATGTTAGGGCCACTCACCATCTCAATCGTAACGCTTCGCAAATATTTTAGAATTTCTTTGCCAGTAGGCTCTGAGAATACAGAAGCAATATTAAGGCTGATCTTATCCTCATCAGCCTTAGATCTTGTTACTCCGTCTAAACCAATATGGTTATTCTGCGGCAATCTGTGGTCCTGCGATCTGTTCCTGTTGTTGCATCTGAGCCATTTGCTGCATCATTGCAACTATTTGTTTACGCTCATCTGCATCACGAATCAACCCATCAGGTACACCAAATTTTTTCGCAAGGTGAATTGCTGTTTCTTCTGAGTTAATTAGCAGGTTCGTCATATCAGCACCGAAGTATGCGTTTACTAGTTCTAGGAATCTAGATACCGCAGTAATGTCTTGGTTTGACTGCGCTTGTGCAAGTGGTGAAACAGAACGAATCTTTACTTCACGACCATTTACAGTCGGAAGTTCAATGCGCCCTTGTTTCTTTAGGATGTGGATCACACGTTGCAACACTGGCTGAACAAGCTCCGCTTGCAATCGACCAAACGCAGATCCAATGCGGCGAGATAGATCAGCCATACGCTCTGCAACTTCTGTTGCTGATGCTGGCGTTTTATCTGGATTGCCAAGCATATCATTATATAACGCACGTTTAATATTCAAACGCATGTCACCAAGGACAAGATCCGCAACATCGAAGCGACCCGCTGCCTGTATGGGCTGCAATCCACCAGACTGAGGTGACTTAGGAATGATTGTCCCTGGCACTAGATTAATCGTATCAGGGTTAATAATGCCATCATCATCCATTTGATAGATGCCAGAGATAGCCATTTGAGCATTCTCTAAGATCAATTGAATGGTAAGGTTAGTTGTTTTGATAGCAGATAGCGCATTGATTAGCGGCCCACGACCATAGACTTCACCCGCACACTTAGACCAACGGAAGCAAACATATGGATTAGATCCAACACCAGTAAAGCTATGCTCAACTAGATATGTTTTGGTGGACATATCAATTACATAATGAAGGTGTGCTTCTTGGTTTTTCTTTGAATAATCCTTACAGACCACTTCAAGGACAGTACACTTACCCTCTGGATCCCGAGCAATACGCTGAGAAACCTTCTCGTCAAACTTTCCATCAGGATAAAGGTATGTAAGATCCGAGTTGCGAATGCCTTTACGCTCACGGAATACATGATCGATCTTATCATCAGGGCCAGTATCAAGGACAACATGAGGTAACGGAACCGCTGAGAACATGACAGGGTTCAGCGCATCACCTTCTTCAACACATAGAACACCAGTGCCGACAGCAAGATCCATAAAGGATTCGTGTACTTCTTGAGCGAAGTTAGAGTTTTGAAGGATCTCAAACACATACTCAGTAACTTCATCAAGGTCATTGTTTACTATGTCAGCTTCACTGGCAGGGATCTCTGACCCAGCAGTTAGGTCTGCCCAACGCGCAAAGTTAGGAACAAGGCCAGATTGTAGGCGAGATGCAAACTCTTGAACACCAACCACGGCAGTTTCATCAAAGATCTTATCATCTCGACGCTGCCCTGCCGTTTCATAATAAAACGATTCACGCTGCGGTAGCGCGTACTCATAACATTCCTCGAACAAGTCTACGAAGTTCTGCCGATGTGCTTTAGCTTTTTCGTAGCGCTCAAGGTATTTCTTAGGGTCATGCATTATAGATACCTGCTATAGAATCCGATTCCACCAGTAGAGCCAGTAAGAAGTGAACGGCGACCAGAGCCTCGACGCTTTCCAGTTGCGGGAGCAATCATAGAAGAACTAGCCATCATGCCTAGGTCACGTTCTTTTCCTGTAAGAACTTTCTTACCTGAACCATATTCTTGTGTGCGCTCTAAGCGCTTGCGCAACAAAGACTGTTTTGAACGTGCGCGTTCAATTCGTTTCTGACGCAATTCTTCTTGAGCTAGTCGCTCTTGTTCTTTTGTTGCTTCATCAGGTTCTTTAACTACACTTGCGGCGGTAACACTTGTTTGCCCAGTTGTATCAGGCTCTTTAACTACAGGCTCTTTAACAACTGGTTCGTCAACAACAGGTGCTGGCGCTGGTGCTTTTTTCTTTTTAAAACACATCGGATTACTCCTTCTTTGCTATTGCAAAGCATAGAAAATAAAAAAGTTCAACGCACAAGTGACCATACGCTAGGTTTCTTAGCTGCGTTTTTTGGTTTGCGATTGAATACATCAAAGTCTTTCTTTGCGTAAGCAATCTGTGACGGCTTCTGGTTTGACATCAAGGCTCTGCCTTCACCAGCACCAAGAAGTAAATACTGTAAAGCATCGTGAATGTGCGAGTACATATTCTTATCAGGCTTGTCAGCGTATCTTTCACCGCTAACTTCCATACGCTTATATGAATAGCCGCCTTCAAAACCTTTAATTAGTTGCTGGCAACGACGATCAACTAGAAACGCAGGTTTACCTTCAACCATTTTATTAAGTTGTTGCGAAACTGACTCCAAGCGGAGATCAACCGAATTACTCGGAGCGGGGAATGCGCGAAGACCAGCACCTCTAAGTATGTGGAAAGGGGTAGATTCGTCCGTTTGCGCCCTAAAATCACCCGCTGGATCCCCATATATGTAGACATCGGAAGTCGTAGCAAATCGCGTAGCAATTTCATTTCGTAGAACCTCTGCAAATCTAACTATGCCCATATCAAATGCGACGATCTCAGACTGAATCAACCACCTGTTTCTAACCTTTTGACCAATAACAGCCGCAGGGGTAAGGCCAAAGTCAATGCCGATATACAACGGAAGGTTGGCAGCAACAGGTATTTCTTCTTTGGCAACGTGTGTTTCATTAACAAACATGGGATATACTGGCTTTCCATCCTGAATTGTACCAAGTCTATTCATAACATAGACATCAATCCAAGATTTAGTTTTACCCTGAATAAGATTCGGATAATAGTTTTGCATCATATTCCTACGGTTCTCAGCCACATTACTAG